AGAAACATGCCACGGCCTTTGTCGTCAGGGTGATATGAAATTTGATTAGCGACGTTGCTTAACTTGTACCTGTTGGCTTGCTCTGCGCCGGGAGTAATAGCAATGCTGTCATACCCGTTATCAGCGGCGTAGTTCAGCAAGCGCTTCATAGCCAGTTCGTGCCAGTTCTTTTTGAACGGGGCGTCAGGCACTGAATTGACAGACTTAAATTTAGACGCCGCATCGTACAGGTCACTGGCTTCCTTAGCGCTTGGCATCCCGTGACCCTTCCAGCCTTCGGCGGCATGTAGCGCATCATTAAAGCCTGCGGCCCTTGCTACCTCGTCAGCTTTTTTGCGAGCTTCTTGATACGCGGGTTCATTGGCATAGCCGCCTTTACGCCCCTTCTGATGCCAGTCGGATTGGATCTCTTCGACATGCAGGATCTTCTCACCGTTGGGGCCAGCGCGGTCTTGAACGCGCATGTGGGCTAGGACGTTAGCGTCATCCTTCCAATGTTGCGTTACGTAGTCTTTTTTGCCGCTGGCGTTGTACGCTTTTAGGTCAGCATCGTACTTGGCTGGGTCTGAGTAGTTGCCAGCATACGGCCTCTCTGATGGCAACTTTAACAACATCTCGCGGTAATTTTCACCACCAGCAGTTTTGTACTGTCCATACTGAGTTCCGTTGTCCATGTCCATGCGTCTATAAACTTCATCAGATATACGCGCACGCTGGCCACCGTTTGTGATCCTGCTGTATGGTTTACCAAACATCTCTTGAGCTACCATCTCTCGAAGGTCTGCCTCGTCTATAGCAGTTGACTCGTCGTACACCTTCTCTTTGATTGGAGCCGGCGGGTTATCTTTGAGGACTTGCTGGGCCTCTTCCTTGGTGATCTTGCCCTTGGCCTTAAATGCCTGCTCAAGCTTACGGTCGGCCAGCTCAGCCTTTTTCACGCCGGGCTGTTTGGTCAGCTCTGTGTAGAACTCGGAGCCTGTACCTTTAGGTCTGGCAATGTTAGCCAGCGCCTCATCAACAGAGGAGTAGAAGGGTGCAGTCTTCTTGGTGGCTTCACCAGCCTTAACGGCTTTGGCCAATGCTCCGATCAGGCTCATAGTGGTCTCTCCTCAAGGATCAGGTCGTCAGCGTTGATAGCGCCGCCAGCGGCCTTGCGTACAGGCTTGATGCGCTTGTTGTTAACCTCAAGCATCATTGTGTCAAGGTTCTTGGAGATGGAGACCTTGCCTCCACGCTTCATGCCCTCTACCTTCTTCTGCTCATTGCGCAACAGGTCATCGTACTCTTGCTTGGTGAAATACTTCTGGGTATTACCAGACAAGTCCCAGCCAGCTTTCCTGATCTGATCCGCCGAGATCAATCCAGTGTTATTAAAGTCGCCCACAGTAGACCAGTTGCCACTACGAACGAAGTCTTGCACGAATGGGATGTAGTCGTCTTTGGGCTTGGCGTTCTGCTTGCCTTTGATCTGAACAATTTGATCTGGCATGTTTTCTCTTGCCATGCGGATCTCAATGTCTCTGACATCGGCGTCTGTATATCCGTTGGGCAATCTTTTGGCTTCTTCTAAAGCCGCTTCTTTGTAAGGCAACAAATCTTCTTTACGTAATTGCTTTTGACTCGGGCTAGTTTCAATCGTTACATGTGGCTCACCCTTGGCATCACGCAAGCTGTAGATCTTTGACTTGCCATCTCGAACGTCGTCACAATAGCCACCAACGCAGTGGCCCATGGTCGCGCCTTCGTATTTAAGAGCCTCTTCTAAACGTGGGTCGCGCTTCAAAGCATCAGCTATAGCTTCATCGGGGGTTTTGAAAAAGGGTACGTTTATGTGGCCAAGGTTATTTGGTTTACGAGGGAAGGCTTCTTTGCCGTTCTCATCAACCACTTTGTATGAGCCTGTAACGTCATCAAGTATGGTGCTGTACCCTTTCGGAAGCTCTTTGGGCGGCGCCAACTGAATCCACTTGTAGCCCTCTGGATACTCTTTTTGAAGCGGGAAGCCCTCCGTCACCTTAAAGTTGGCTTCACGCATCTTCTTGGCCGCCTCTTGGTCAAACTCATAAGTGCGGCGCACTGCCTGCTCCATGCTGATCTTGTTGAGCTGTTCAGGACGTATGCGGCCAGAGGCTACGTCTATACGCAGAACATCAAGGATGTGATCAAAGCCAAGATCGCGTGGGTTAAACCGCTCCATGCCTTGTGTTTTGTATAAGGACGTCTCTGGCGGTAAATTTTTAATAAAATCATCTGCCTTCTCGTACATGCCCGGCGCCACGTTCATCATCTCTTGATGCTGTTGCGCGCTGTCTCGACCAATCATTGCGTCAGAGCGGTTCTCCCATTGTTTGGCAAGATCAGACTCGGCCATCTGTGTGCCGCCCATTTGTTTACGGCTTGACTCTCCCGTACGGCTCCAATATCTGGTGTCTTCAGCTATAGGAAAGGCTGTAATGTTCTGTTCTGCCAGCTTACGCACTGGGTCGTCAGGTGTGGCCATTTGCTTCTTGACGTAGTTGCTCAAGTTGCTGTCAACCCAATTGTTGAGCGCTATGTCTTTTTCTAATTGGTCAATGCTTTGAAGAACATGCTCCTTGCCAGCGCTTTCTGGTAAATTTGCAATTGCTTCAGGCGTAAAGCGCTCACGTATTTCTCTAAGCGTTTGGGCTGGATCACCGCCACTAGCAATCCTTGAGGTACTGCGCCTTAGAGGCTTCAGCTCATTTTCAACCGTTCTGTTCAGCCAATTGCCGCCTTTGGGCTTAACCACGTAGGGGACGCCGGCAACGGACGCCTTGGCGAACTCTTCAGCACCGTGCCTGACAGCGCCGGGTAGCGCGCCGATGACCTTGAGCGGGGAGCCGGGGCCGTAGTAGAACCCGCCAGCCAGCGCACCTAAGCCAGAGGCGGCTTTGCTTACAGGCGTCTCGGATCTGAACGGCAGGCGCTTCTCGATGTCCTCGGACGTTGGCAGGTAGGTCTTGCTGGTTTTGTCGCCTGTCACCAGCTCCGACATAGTTGGGTTGCGCAGGTAGTCGTAAGGGATACGCAGGAAGGATTCGATGTCGCCGGGAGCGCCAGCCACGCCAGCCACAAAGCCTCGGGCCAGATCGACTGGGACGTTCTTTGCCGCCTCGCGGTCTTGCTGAGACCTGTTGCGCTTTAGCTGTGGGTAGAACCCAAATGACGCTCGTTCGTCGGACGGTTTGTCAGCCATGGCTTATCCTGCTGAGTTGGAGTTGGCCCAATGATACCTTGGCTGAAGGCCCAAGTCCATCATACGGCGTACGGGTTCTCTAGCTTGCGTCTACCGCTGTCAATGTAGTCGTCCTCGTCGTAGTCTTCCCTTGGCGCGCCGTCGATGTACAGCCAGCCAGCGTCGCGTAGGAACCGCAGGCCTTGGGTGCAGGCGTCCACAAAGTCGTCGTGGCTTGACTCGGGGAAGGCGCAGATCTGGGACACGAACCCTTCGGCCCAGTCTTTGACGTAGCCCTTCCTGACACTGCTCTCTGGGATCCACACACGGCCAGCGGCGATGATGTTGGAGACGATGTTCAGGCGCTGGATCTTGTCAGCTCTGCCGGGGTTGTATGCACGCACGGGCAAGTGAGCACGTTGCAGGTCTTGTATAAGAGCTATGCCAGAGGACTTGTCCTCCACGAGGATCAGGTGTATGCGCTTCTTCTCTTTGCCCTCGCCGTAGACCACGTCGTACTCCTCGATCACCTTGGGGCGCAGGTCTGGGTACTGGAGCCTGTCCTGCCAGCAGTCGATCACCATAGCGGACATCGGGCCATCGAGCGGCTTGAACACGCCGAACGTGATGGACGCCGTAGGATCGTTGACCGTCTTCTCTGAGCTGGCGCAGTCGTAGCTTTGCAGGATGTACTCGAACTTGGGAAACGGCTTGTTTGGCGCCCACAGCTTGAACATGTCGCGCTTAACGATACCTGACTCTTCAGGATCAATGATCTCAGCGTGGATCTCCTGCCTGCCAATCTTGGTGCCCTCATACGCAAGGATTTGCTTCTGGAAGCTGGCTGACAAGTTCTCGAGGTTGACGTAGGTCGATGCGGTGGTCAGCGCCACGTCGTCACCTTCCCTGCCCACCAGCTCGACAATCAAGTCCTTTGGCCGCGGCGTGGTGGTGGCAATGATCTGGGTGCGCTTGTCTTCCTTCTTGAGACGCACGGCAAACTGGATGTTGTACCAAGCCTCGTCAAGGAAGTCCCAAGCGGCCAGCTCATCGAGCCATGCGCCGTGATACTGGCCACCACGGAAACGATCAGGCTCGTTGGCCGATATACCCTTGATCAGGCTCCCGTTAATCAGGACGATCTCATGCAGGGCTTTGTTGTAGTCCCTGATCAAGATCGGAGGGATCACGGCCATCAGCCCTGACTCACCCTCAAAGCACGTACCCCGAACGTCCATCGATGTGGGGGCGGACACCAGCCAGCGGGTGCCGGGGTTCTCCCAAGCCCACCACCAAATTTGCTCCGAGGCAGTTCTAGTTTTACCGGCCCCGCGGCCTGCAAGCATGAGCCAGATAGACCAATACGTACCTTGGGGTAGCTTTTGGTGATTGAAGGCGCCAGCGAGCCATTCTGTGCGTTTGGCATAGGCTACGCCGTGGTAGGGGCCCAGTCCCTTTAGGTTGTCCTCGTCTGACAGTATGTCGAGAACTTCCTTTTCAATGACGGCGCTCATTCAGCGATCCGAATAAGCTCAAGGCGCTTGATGGCCACGTCCATGCGTGTCTTGACCTCGACGTCCACAATGAGGTGGTCGACCTTCTCCTCTTCTGGCTTGAAGTCGCCATAGCGCTTAGGGTTGAACTTGGCCAACAGCTTAAGGCGAGTCTCAATCTGAAGCTTACGGTGGCCAAGCATGTCCTCCTCAGTCACGGTCACGCTGTCCTCGTCATCATCAGCACCAGAGGTGAAAACCTTCTTTTTGCCCATGTGGAGGTTGTCAGCAATGTACAGGCACTCCTCTGCCATCTTGTCGTAACCGATGTCGCGTGCGCGTGCGATGGCTGTGGAAAGCGCTTCGTTGCGCCACATCCAATCGTATACCGTTCTCCATGCAGGCATACCCTCTTGTCTGCATATCTCCCTTAAAGGTATCCCTTCGCTTAGCTGTTCACAGATGCTTATTGCTATAGCTTCTGTGTACTTTGATGGTCTGCCTGTCTTTGCTATCTCTTTTGTTTGCGGCTCAACTGTCACGTCGGCGACAGGGTCGCTGGAAAGACTCTTTTGTTTCTTGGCCATTGCTGAACTCCTTTAACCCAAAGTTTAACGGATCTTTGTGTTCGTATGCAATCAGTCCTTCAATCCCCTCATGATCCTTCTATCC